ATATAGGTAGGTATAATCCAGGAGTAGATACCGGAGAAGGTAAAACAATGCAGTACCACACGGATTATGGGATTGGTGAGTGGTATTGGCCTGGTGAAAAATTTCTTCTAACAGCAACTACTTACATGAACGATGATTATGAAGGTGGAGAATTAATGTTTTCAATAGGTTCAGATGTAATTAAATATAAACCAAAAGCTGGAGAAATAGTAGTATTTCCATCTGGATCACCATTGTATCCTGGAGGAGAACCTTATTTTCACGGAGTTGGTGGAATTAAAAAAAATAGCAAATTTTTAGTTAGAATGTACTTAAAGCATTCAGCTAAAGGTGAAAAAAAATGGTATGATGGTGAACAAAAGTATGGGAAAGAAGAATGGTATAAGATAGCCAAAGAAAGAGCTGAAGGTCATAATTCTATTGCTGTTTTTGACGATAAACCAAGACTATGTTCTGCTCTTGTTACTAAGTTGTACAATATCCCAATAGAAAGTTATGAAGTAAAGAAAAATGTATTTTATGATGAAGATGAAATTTAAAAAGGATTTAAAATGATAAAAGAAGATTATATAAATTTTTATGAAGATAATGGTTTTATCGTTATAGAAAATGCTATTCCAGAAGAAAATATAGATTCTTATTTACAATTAATGTCCGAAAATTTAACGGAAGATAAAAATGGAAAGAAAAGAGCATGGGCAGGGCATACTTCTTATTTGGCAGTAGATGAATCGTTGGATATACTTTGTCATCAAAATATTCAAGATGCTTTGGAAGCTATTGATAAAGGTGTAGCACTTCATTTAGAATTACCATATTGGGTTTCCACCGAAAAAGGATGGCATCAAGATAATGTACTGTCTAATCCAATAGCTGGAAATAATTATATTGGAGTTTGGGTAGCGCTTGAAGACATATCAGTAGAAGCAGGTCCATTTGAACTTATACCAGGATCCCATAAATGGGATGTCGACGCAGAAAAAATATACCAAGATCAATACGGAGAGCCAGGAGTAAAGCCTCATTATGATCTTTTACAAGAAGAAATAGATAAAAGAGGAATAGATGATATATTTACATTTCTGCCTAAAAAAGGTGATGCAGTTATTTGGCATGGTAAGCTAATACATAGAGGCGCAGAACCGTTAAATAGATCATTAACAAGAAAGTCTTTAATTGGGCATTATTGCAATATGTTTGCCAATACAATGGCAACCCAAGACGCTTCAGGCATACAAGAAGTTATTTCTAGAATGGAATTAGAAAAAGAAAATTCACAATACGCTAGATGGAAAAATGGTGGATACTATTTTGTAAACCCTAGCCCAACGCAATCAGATAATTAATTTAAAGAGAGAGAAAAATGAATAAAAAAGTATTATTAACAGGAGCTGGTGGTTTTGTTGGACACCATACATTGGAGCATATACTAAAGACAACCGACTGGAATGTAGTTATAACGGACTCATTTCGTCATCGTGGTGTCACAGACAGAATAACTTCTATCGAATGCTGGGAAGAAAATAAGCACCGAGTTAAACTAGTTACGCACGATCTAACTGTTCCATTTTCAGATGTAATGATAAAAGAAATAGGAGACATTGACTATATTATATCAATGGCATCTGATTCTCATGTAGATAGATCAATTACCGATCCAGCTCCATTCGTGTTGAATAATGTAGCACTTGTTGTCAATATGTTGGAACTTGCACGAAAGACAAATCCTGAAATATTTTTGCACGTATCTACAGATGAAGTATACGGCCCAGCACCAAAGGGATACGCCCATAAAGAATGGGATACGATACTTCCGTCTAATCCATATTCAGGCTCTAAAGCTGCTCAAGAAGCTGTATGCATTTCCTATTGGAGAACTTTTGGTGTTCCAGTAGTCATCACGAATACAATGAATATAATTGGTGAACGTCAAGATCCTGAAAAATTTATTCCAAAGATCATGTACTGCCTTGATGAAAACGTTCCTATGACAATTCATGGAACTCCTGAAAACATTGGATCACGTTTCTATCTACATGCAAGAAATCAAGCAGACGCTTTGGTATACATTCTTAAGAATTTACCAGCAACGTGTTATCCTGATTCCGACAGACCAGATAGATATCATATTGTTGGGGAAAAAGAAATAGATAATTTAGAGATGGCTAAATTGGTAGCTAAATACTGGGGTAAAGAACTTAAATTTACATTTGAGGATTTTCATACTACAAGACCAGGACACGATCTTCGTTATGCTTTAGACGGAACAAAGCTTGCAGAGGCCGGATGGGTTGCACCAATGCCATTAGAAAAATCTTTAGAGCTAACAGTAGAATGGACTAAGAATAATCCAGAATGGCTCTGGAGAGGCTAAATAAATATGTTTTGGTGTTGATTACTTCAACTAACACTGATATAATTAAATCGTCATATTAACAGGCGCAAGCCACAAATAAAAAGGAATACAATGTCAGAAAACAAGTTCAAGTATTTTGAAGTTACAACCACTGCCTTAGTAAAGGCTAATTCAAAATCAGATGCCGAGAAGCTCTCAATGGGCCGTCGCGGTGTCACAGGCGAAGTATTGTCCAAGCATACGGAAATTGATCGTATCTCTGCAGTCGATGCACGTGATATGCTAGAGGCCTGATTCTGCATTTGACTAGAGGGGTGGGAGGGGAAACTCTCCCACCTTTCTTTTACTTAAAGAGGTTATATGATTATTGCACAAATGGTTGGAAGAAATGAATCCAACAGATTTCTTAAACAAGTTTTAGAAAGATTATCTACACAAGTAGATAAAATAGTATTTACAGACGATTGTTCTGAAGATAATACTATGGAAATAGCATCTGAGTATTGTGAAGTTTTCCAAACTACTCACCCTATGTTCGTTGAGCATGAGGGGCAGCTCAGAGCTTTTGCGTGGGGAAATTTGCAAAACTTTGCTAAGTTAGGCGATTGGGTTCTTGCTATAGATTGTGACGAAATGCTGTATCATGTATCTGATACAGAATTAAAAGACGTAACTAAGGTATCTCCCTACGATGTAGTTAATATTAAATTTTATCATATGTGGAATGAAACTCAATACAGAGTTGATAAAGCATGGACGCCAACTAATAGTTCTAGATTATTTAGATATAAAGAAGATGGTGGTTTTTTAAATCGCAAATTAGCATGTGGATCAGAACCAAGTTATGTTGTAGACTGGGTAAGACAAAAAAATTATTGGGCAGACTCAGGGTTAGTAATGAAGCATCTTGGATATGTAAAAGATGAAGATAAGAAAATAAAATTTGATAGATATTCCACTTTAGATGGTGGAGCTTTTCATAATTTAAGTCACATTAATTCAATAGTAGATGAAAGCCCAGTTCTAATCGACTGGGGTAATTTTGGGATATAGGAAAAACAAATGATTATTTTAAACAACGCTAAAACAATTACAGCCCTTACGGAAAAAATGAACAGCAAAGAAAAATTTGCATTTGTTAACTTTCCTAGATCAGCTCTTATGGCTATGGGTAATTCCATAAGCGGGGATAAAAGACCTAATAAGTATTTTACTAGATCAATTCAAAATTCTTTTGATGTTGTAGACAAAAACTATATGAAAGGTCTTCCGCCTGCTTTTATCTATTCCGGAGAAGAAGATAATATATCTGCTTTTTCATCAATCTTAAAAGATGATAGCTATTATGATTCTACTACCTTAGAACAGTATTACAGTACTAATGAGTCTATATTTAAATCATTTGTAGATCATTATATTAGATATAGCTCATTTATAGTAGTAAGTTTTCATGATAGAAAGATTATCAATAAAACACTAGGAGTTCCATTAGAAGTTATCAGTGTTCCTTATAACGACTTTTACGATAAATCAGATAGTATATTTGAATCAATAGCTAAATTTGATGGTAAAGTTGATTATTGTCTATTCGATTGCCCTTTACTGTCTTCTGCTCTTCCTCATAAAATTTGGAATGAACTTAATATGTCGATGATAGATCTAGGTAAGGTATTTTCTTTTGCAAGAACCAATTACATCAATAGTGTGCGAGAAAAAGAAAATGAAAAAAAAGATAGATCAAGACGATGATCTTTTTGTTGTAGATCTACTTTTAGAATCTGATTTATCTTTACCAGCAATTGCTAAAGAAGTAGATCTTTCAATTAAAGATTTAAATAAAAAAATAACACAGCTAGGTCTTACCTGGATTAAAGAGCAGAGAAAAAAAAGCTCAAGAGGCCAGTCTGCATTAACTTCAGTAATGAAAAAGCTTCTTCCTAATGAGAAGATAATAAATGAACATCACCTAGGTGATAAGCTTAGGTTAGATGTATATTGTCCAAGTTATAAGTTGGCAGCTGAATTCCATGGAAGACAACACTTTTATTACACTGAAAGATTTTTTGATTCTAGATATGAGTTTGAAGAAGCTCAAAAAAGAGATGTAAAAAAAGTTGAGATGTGCAAAGAACAGGGAATTGCTCTAATTGTTTTTAGATATAACGATCTTTTGACGGAAGAGTCTGTATACTCTAGAATGATAGAAGCAATAAGATCCAGTGAGTGGAAAAACGTAGAGTCTAACCCAGCTAAAAAACCACTATCACAAAATATCTTCTATCAACAGCAGAAGAAGAAAAACAGCGAACATAAAAAACAAGTTTATAGAGCTATGAAGCAGCGAAAGAAAAACCAGTGACTGAGCAAGAAACCAATATAGAAGAGTATCCAATAGAGTATCAACTTTTTGCTTTATCCTTTAAGGACCCAGGTGCTATACAGTTCTTTCACGAGAACATACTTCCAGAGGAAGTTGGCTTTATTCATAATCAAAAGGGTATTGGAGAATTCTATGGAGCTCTTATTTCTTTTCATGCTTTAACCAAGCTAGAAGTCGTTGATCCAATGGCCTTTAAGACTTGGATAGAATCAGAAACAAACATCTACAATGCACTAGGTGGTTCAGCTGGTGTTGAATCAATGATGTCCATATTGATGAACCTTGAACTGTCAAATAAAGAATCAGTTGCAAAAGTAGTTAACCATAAAGCTTCTAAGAAAAAACAATTAAATTATATAGAAGAATTAAAGTTCCTCATATCCAATAAATCGACCAAGAGTGACCAAGAAATAGAGAGAATAAATGTTCTTGTTGGTTTAATTAAAGATATAGAAAACGAATCTGACTATAACCCATTAGATACCGTTACTACTGCTAGTCAGATGATAGACAGAGTTGACAACCTTTTAGATGTTCCAGACTTTATGCCAACGCAGTTTAAATCGCTTAATAGGGCCATGGGGTACACAGATGAGGGGGGCTTCTTCAAAGGAGCCGTACACGCCATTATAGCCCCCTCTGGCAAGGGTAAGAGTACGTTTGCCAAGTGTCTAGTCAATCACTGGGTAAGCTCCGGATATAGAGCACTATACGTTAACTTTGAAGAGGCTCAGTCGCATTGGGAAAGAGTCCTCATGACTCAGATTATTGGGCAAAACGTCTATGCCAATGCTGATAGGTGGTCTCCAGAAGATAAGCTAAAGTATTCAAATTTATTTAAATCTAAGTTAGCAGAATGGGGTGATCGCTTGATGGTCAAACACGATCCTGATACTCCTTATTTTGAGGATTTGGAAAAATGGCTTAGAGATATTCTTGGTTATGGAAAAGATATACCTGACGTAATAGTTATTGATACAATTCAATCCATGTTTACCAAAGGAAAAGGAAAAGCCCGTTGGGGTGAGTTTGAAGAGATGATGGTTCGTCTAGAGAAGCTAGCTAGAGATATGAACTGTGTTCTTATTATTACTGCTCAAGAAAACTCTAATAGAATGAAAGAGAAGAGAGAAGTCGTTCAGCAGTCTGATACTGGCGGATCTTTGGCAATTCAACAAAAATGTGCTGTAACTATATTTATCACGGAAAAAAGACTTATAAGTGGTGATGAAACAGAAGATGATACAATCATGCAGCTGCAGATTCCTAAAAACAGAATAACTGGTTCTACTTTTGTCTACGATCCTCCTCTAGTTAGATACGTAGATGCTAAGAAAATATATGAGGATTATGAAATCGTGACAGAGGAAACATACGATTCTAATTCGATTTTAGACGATCTATTAAATGGAGGTTTATTCAGCTAATGAAATTAGTTACCCCTAAATCAATCAAAGACTTTCAAACATGTTCGCTATTGTATAATTATAGGCATGAAGAGCAGCTTTCGGAAACCATAGGTGGAAGAGACCTAATAGCTGAAAAGTTTGAGAATACATTAAAGGATATAATATATTTCTTTTTCTACAAGAAACAAGGTGGGTACACACCATCTTACGCCTCTCTATTAAACAGATGGGAGAAGTTATGGTTCTCAAGCGAAGTCTCAGCTTACGACATTATGACAGAACAGCATGAGAGTGCATATGGCAACAATGCTAGTCTTACTACACGAGCTGCAGCAGTTTTGCTTTCTTTCTATGAATCATTTTCTGATTCTTCATCTATACCTATAGCTATAAATGAAGAATTTGTTATACCGTTAACTCCTAATGTAAAAATAAAAGATAGATTTGATATCATACTTTCTCATAATGGACATTATCTTGTTATGAAATTGATGTTTAATTTCAAAAATAATCATCAAAATATGTATCAAGTTGATTTTAGTTCCTTGTATGCAGCTTTTGCCCACAAGAATCCAACTAAGGTAGCAAGTCTTAAGGTTGGATATTGCGACCTACTAGGGTCTAATACCGACTTTCAAGAATATGAAATACTAGAAGATGATTTAGTAGCATTAAAATTTTGGAGTGAAGAGATAAATGATACAGAAAAGTTTATTCCACGAAGAGGCCTAACTTGGTACTGTAAGAAGTGTCCATTCGATAAACCATGTTCAAAATGGACACCGAATACAAAGGTAGCTTTAAATGTCAAAAAGTAGATTAGGGATCATGTTAGATCAGGAAAAAACAGATCAGCTAAACGCCATAGCTTATTCCTTTAAAAAAACACCAGAAAAATTTATCAATGATATAATACAATCGACATATGACAAGATACAAATGTTAACATTGAAATGGGATGATGATGAACAATAAATCTATTTTAGATGATCTATTAAAGGATGAGCCGGTATTCAATTCTAACGATGAAGAGGATACTATATTATCTCCTCTAATAACCGAGATTAATATGATTGAGAATCATGGTATTAGGTCTTTTGTAAGATCAATATTAATTCAATCTAAAATGTTTTGGTCTATACCGTCAAGCTTTTCTGGCAAGTACCATCCACCTGATGAACACAACTATGGAGGAAACGTTCTTCATACAAAAAGAGTAGTAAGAGCTTCTAAGGTTATAAGTGATTCATACTCTCTAACATCAAGTGAAAGAGACCTTGTCTACGCTGCATGTTTGTTGCACGATGTAACTAAAGGAGTAGGAGATCCAGATTCTGAAGATCCAAAGTCTTTTGTATATGATCCACTTCATCCTTACACTGTGGGGATGTTCGTTAAGAAATGTCAAGAAAATGATAAGAAATATTCTTCTGAATCTAGTTCTTCAACATTATTTATAGATGAAGATACGGTCCAATCTATAATGAGATTAGTAAGATGTCACCTTGGTCCTTGGTCTCCAGTCCCTGAAACTGTTCCTGTAACTTACCTTGATATAATAGTTCATATATCAGACAACTTAGCTTCTAAACTGCACTATGTAACTGATGGAGATGACATAGTCCAAGAAAGATGGACCATAGGTAAGAAAGAAGAATAAGATGAATAGCGACGACGTTATGTCCGCTAGGACTATCGCCATAGAAAAAATGGAGTTTTACATACAAGAGTCGATATACTATAGGTCTTATAGCGAGCATATGAATCAAGATTTAAAAGTTGTCTTGTGGAATATAAAAGACAAAATTGGAAAAGCCAAAATAGAATGAAAATATCATCAGAGAACAAGTTTTACTCTAAATGGCAGTATGTTGAGTTGGCAAGATACATACCTAATATTAAACGTGTTATTAGAGAAAAAGATCAAGATGGAAATATGCTTTATGATTTTCGTAGGGTAAAACCATATTCAGATAAATACGACAATACTGGAATCTATACTTCTGTGTGGAGATTTAACTCAGAAGATTTAGAAACAGCTATTAGATTTGGTTCTCTTTATTTTGATATAGACAATGACGACATGAATATTTCATATGATGAAGTTAAAAAATTATATTCTCATTTAAATAAATTTATTCCAGATGAATCTATTATAGTTTACTTCACTGGTAAAAAGGGTTTTCACATAGAGTGTGAAGTAATAGCACTGGGCATAAACCCAGGTAACAATCTCCCAATTGTCTTTAGGCATATCGCAACAGATCTTAAAGAAAAATTAGAATTAACATCACTTGATTTTAGCGTTTACGATCCAAGAAGAATGTGGAGACTTGCAGGAACTAAACATCAAGATACTGGTTTATATAAAACTATTATCAGCAAAGATCTATTATTTACAAATATAGAAGCAGTTAGATCATATAGTTCAGAATACCATGAACCTATAGTAGAAGACCAAAAATTCTCTAGTACAGCAAATCAATGGTACGCCGATTACGTCCTTCAGGTGGACGATTTAAAGAATAAGCCAAGAGATGTTTTGGCTCATTTTAATCAATATGGATCTTCTGGAAATAAAACATTTTCAGAGTCAGAAAAAGTATTTGAAAAAGAAAAACTTTTAGACAAATGCCCATCTATTAAAAGATTATATGACCAGGCAAAAGAAAAGCACTACTTGGAGCATGAAGCAAGATTATTCCTATGTTCTATATTAACTTATTCAGAAGAGGGTGTACAATATTTACATGAGATATTGAGCTATTGTGAAGACTATAATATATCTAAATCTACAGCTCATATTAATGACTGGATAAAAAGAAGAGATATGGGAATAGGTGGTAGACCGTTTACCTGCGAAAGAGCAAACGCAGCTGGTGTTGGATGTGGTCAATGTTCTTTAGAGGAAAAAAATAAATGGATAAAAATAAATGGTAAGTTTTTTGAAACAAATGAAAAGTCATCACCGTCACCAGTGCGTTTTGCATACTCAACAAAAAAGGAGGTGAATCATGAATAATCAAGAAGACGATGCAGTTGGACTATGTTCCGAGTGCAAATCAGAGCAAATGGATAGTACAATGTTTAGAAGCGTTTTTGCACAGAACGGAATTGCTCCAGTCTGCAAATATTGTGGAGGAGTTGTCATAATAGTGCTTAGATCTCAAAAAGATCAGGTAATAAATCAGCTAGATAGAGAAAGAGGTCTTTAGTGAAAAACTGGACCAACCTACATAATCATACCGTATTCTCCATGTTGGACGGACACGGTAGCGTAGAGCAATATCTAGAAAGAGCTAAGTCATTGGGAATGACTGGATTAGCTACTACTGATCATGGAAATATACATTCATGGTTAGATTTTTATGATGCGGGAAAATCCGCAGGAGTAAAACCTATTCTTGGATCTGAATTCTATCAAGCAAGAAAAAGCAGATTTGACAGAGATCCAGAAGAAAGATCTGGTCCTTCAAAAAATGAGTGGGAACAAAGAGGGCCATATCATATAACTATATTGGCAAAAAATAATACTGGATATCACAATATAATTAAAATGTCGTCTAGAGCTTTTACTGAGGGTTATTATGTTAAGCCTAGAATAGATCATGATTTAATATCACAACACTCAGATGGTATTATAGTTCTATCAGGATGCCTTAACGGGGAAGTATCTCAGGCTCTTTTAAGAAAAGATTACGATACTGCACTAAAACACGCTACAACAATGCAATCGATTGTAGGCGCAGAAAATTATTTTATAGAGATTCAAAACCACGGTATTGAAGAACAATTATCCATCATACCTGATTTAATCAGACTCGCTAATCACATTGGGGCAAAAGTTGTGCCGTCTGGCGATTGCCATTATGTTCATCAACACGACGCAAATGCTCACGATATAATGCTTTGTGTAGCAACTAACTCAAATATACATACACCTAATAGATTTTCTTTTTCTGGTGATCAATTTTACTTACAGTCATATGATGAAATGGCTTCTATATTTTCTGAAGAACTTCTTAGAAATACTATGCACGTTAACGACATGATTGACGTTGATTTAAATTTTGGAGACATACACTTTCCTAATTTCCCAATTCCAACGCAAGAAACATCTGTAGATTACTTTGAAAGACTAGCTTGGGATGGTTTAAAAAGACGATACGGCAATGAATTACCTCAGCACATAGTTGAGAGAGCTAATCATGAAATAAAAGTAGTTAAGGAAATGGGTTTTCCAGAGTACTTCTTAGTTGTTTCCGACTTAGTTAGATGGGCCAAGGAAAATGACATTAGGGTCGGATGGGGTAGAGGATCTGCTGCCGGTAGTGTATTGTCCTATGCTTTTGATATCACTAACCTAGATCCAATTAAGTTTGGTCTTATGTTTGAAAGATTCCTTGTAGAAGGAAGAAAGTCGATGCCCGATATCGACTTAGACTTTGACGATAGGCACAGAGATAAGGTAATTGAATATGCGCGCACAAAGTATGGTAGTGATCACGTTGCCCATATATGTACGTTTAACAGAACCGGTGCTAGACAGTCGATACGAGACGCTGCAAGAGCTCTTGGATATGATTTCTCTACAGGTGATAAAGTATCCAAACTAGTTCCACCACCAGTACTAGGTGTGTCTAAGTCACTAAGAGACTGCATGGACGTTTTTGAATTTTCTCAATTATACAATTCAGATGCAGATGCAAAGATAGTCATAGATACAGCTTTTGGTTTAGAGAACTTAGTTCGCCAAACTGGCATTCACGCTGCAGGTATAGTTATATCTAAAAATGAATTAACTGAGTATCTCCCTATCATGAAAAAAGGAGTAGATAGCCCAATAGTAACTCAATGGGATATGGGTAGAGTAGAACAATGTGGTCTACTTAAAATTGACTTCTTGGGGTTAAGAAACTTAGGGGTAATAGATAACTGTATAAAGTTAGTTAAGAGAAATAAGAATATAGATATTGACGTAGACACAATCCCAATTGATGATCAAAAAACATACGATCAGCTAGCTAAGGGTAATGCTGTAGGAGTTTTCCAGCTGGAGTCTGCTGGTATGCGTGAACTCATGGTTCAATTGCAGCCACGAGATATCCAAGACATCATGGCGTTGATATCACTTTACAGACCAGGCCCAATGGGTTCTGGCATGGATAAATTATACATAGATAGAAAACACGGCAGAAGTAAGATTGTTTATGACCATCCTAAATTAGAAAAAGTATTAGGTCCATCTTTAGGTATCATGTTATACCAAGAAGATGTTCTTGGAGTATCTAGAGAGTTAGCTGGATTTTCTTCTGCTGAAGCAGATGATTTGCGTAAAGCTATCGGAAAAAAACAAATGGATAAAATTTCTTTGTTTAGAAAGAAGTTTGTAGACGGATGCGTAAGCGTTTCTGGAATATCTGAAGATAAAGCTAATAAAATTTATTCAGACATTGAATACTTCGGTGGTTATGGCTTTAACAGAGCACACGCTGCAAGTTATGCAATGATATCTTACGTCACTGCTTATCTAAAGATGAATTACACGGCAGAATATATGGCAGCATTGATGAGCTCTGTAGTTGGAAATAAAGATAAACAATCTTTATATCTATCTGACTGCAGAAAACTTGGGATTAAAGTAAGAACTCCTTCTATTAATAAATCAGGAAAAGACTTTAACGTATTAGATGATCATAATATTATTTTTGGATTATCCGCAATAAGTGGAATTGGTGATTCAATCGCAGAAGCAATAATAAATTGCAGAGATGAAGATAAGCCATATGTAAATATGTATGATTTCTTTAGAAGATGCGATTCAGCAATCTTGAAGAAGTCAACCTTAGAACACCTAACCTACTCTGGTGCCATTGATGAGCTGATATACGTAGATGAAGAATTGGATATCAATAGACAAAATGAATTGGCAATTTTAGAAAAAGAAAAAGAAGAGCTAGGGATTTACGTTTCTAAGCATCCAATGGAGGGTATGGCCGAAGTAGTTCGACCAATGATAGATAAAGAGATTATTGACCTATTTGATATCAACAACGGAGCTAATGTAAAAATAGGTGGAGTTATAACAGGCGTTAAAAAGATAATAACCAAAAAAGGCCAAAAGATGTTTAAGCTAAATATTGAAGATCTGTCTGGTGAAATTGAAGTTATAATATTTCCAAGAGAAGCTAAAGACATCCATGATAACGAATTTTCCCAAGGAGATGTTGTGGTTCTTGCTGGGGCTGTTAGTAGGGAAAATGATGACGAACAGTCTATCGTTAAAATATTTTATAATAGTTCACAAAAAATAGATACAGATAAAGCAATAAATACAAAATCTATTAAGCTTATTCTTTCTAATCCACCATCATTAGAACTCGTGAAAAAGCTTTATGATATAATAGAAAATGCAAATGGTTCTGCAAATGTTTATATTGAATATATAGAAGATAATCGTAGAATAGTCTTTAGATTTAAAAAAACAACATCATTAAAAATTGAAGATAACCTTAAAGAAATAGTTAAGATAGGAAACTAAAATGACATTACCAGGAACTTATGAAAATCCAACAGATAAACCATGTTGGACAGTATGCTTTTCATGTAGCAGATGTGCCGATAAAGGCAGATACACCAAGTGTAATAAGTGTAGCGGAAGATATGATCCACTTGGAAAAGTTGATGCAGACCATGAGGACTATTGTGATTGTAAAAATGGAAATCTTAGATGGAAAACACAACAGGGTAGATTGATTATGACTAAATTTACCACTAATCCATTTAAAGGACAGGTTAAATACGAAAAGCAGTCGGAAGACGAAAGAGACTGGGATTCGTACGTAAATGATATGAGAGAAAAAATGGATAACCCATACTTCAACCCAATTGTAATAACGGAGGACTAAGAATGTTAAGAGGAGAAGCTGGAAGAATAGTAAAAGATAACGTAACGCTCATAGAATACGAACAATCTGTTGTTGGTTTTTCTAATAATTACTTTTTGCAAGTTGGAGTAGTTGGTTTACATTTTACTGAAAAAGAATTAAAAAATCTTTACACAGTACTTAATTACTATGTTAATATAGAAGATTTTGCAAATTGCGCCATCAAAGTAGGAGATGAAGATGTATCCATACCTTGAAGATGATTTCATGGAAATTGGTAACACCGGATGGGTTCCCGTAGGTGAAGGTTGTTTTGTCAATAAACACACAGGCCATACCATAGACGAGCTTGGTAGAGAACACGACAAACTTGGTAATATAGTATTTGATCCAGCTGATGAGGAAGATAATAACGTATGATACTTTTGATTATGGGTTTGCCAGGTGCTGGTAAAACTACTTTAGCTAAAGAAATTCTTGATAGAACTGATTTTATCCATCTAAATGCTGACGATGTAAGAGCTGATTTAAATTCAGATCTTGGTTTTTCTAAAGAAGATAGAATAGAACAGGCCAGAAGAATGGGTGCAATGGCTCGCCTATTGAATAACCAAGGGTTTTCTGTCATAGTAGATTTTATTTGTCCAACTAAAGAAACAAGGTTAGCTTTTGGTAAAGCTGATTACACCGTATGGGTTAGCAGAATAAATGAAAGCAAATATGCCGATACCAATAGCGTTTGGGAAGATCCGACTATTTACGACTTAAAAATTAATTCAGGATTGTCACCAGAGGTAGAAGCTTCTTTGGTAATCGGTGCAGCAAAAATCTACGATTGGAAAAAACCTACCACTTTACTACTAGGAAGATATCAACCTTGGCACGATGGGCATTCTGCGCTAAAAAAGGAAGCTCATCTAAGAACAGATCAAGTTGTGATAGGTGTAAGAAATACTCATAACACATCAGAAAAAGATCCATATGATTTTAATCAAGTATCTTCTTTTATCAAAGAGAAAGAAGAAAACTCTTTTGTGGTAAAATTTCCAAACATTACAAATATTCTATACGGAAGAGATGTTGGTTATACTATTGAAAAAGTAAATCTAGATTCATCTATAGAATCAATTTCTGCTACAGCTATAAGAAAATCTATTAAGGAGAAAAGTTGATTAAGATTAGGTCATTAGATGAGTTAACTGATTTAGAAAAATTATCATTAGTAGACTTTAGTTATTCTAGATTAGATACGTATAAGATGTGTCCATCTAAATACTTTTATGCCTATATTCAAAAGGAGCCACGTTCATTTAACGAACCAGCTGTTCTTCGGAAATATAGTTCACTCTGTATTGGAAGAATGTTTAGAAAACGATAAAAAAGTAGATCATACAGAATTAATAGATTCATATGTATCTAACGTAGCTATATACGATCCTGAAAATAAGATACCACAAGAACTTATATCTGTTGGCAGTCAAATACTAGACGAGTTCTACGATGAATATCAAGATGTTAATTTTAATATATACGATAAAGAATATGGTTTTAGTTTTGTTATTGGAAATTATTTTGTTGTAGGCTATATGGATAGAATTGACTTCATAGGTGAAGACTCTATTAAGATAATAGATTATAAGACTGGAAAATGGGAAGTATCCCAAAAGGGAATAAAAGACAATCTTCAATTAGGTATATACGCCCTAGCTTTGTCTCAGGTATTTCCTGATAAGAACATAACTGGAGAGCTTTATTATTTAAGATCCGGTAAGAGAAAATCTCACGACTTCTCTAAAGAAGACATAGAAAATGTTAAAGTTAAATTAATAGAATCTATATTAGAAGTTGTGAACGATAATTCGTTTCATCCAACAAAGAATACCTTTACATGCTCGTTCTGTGAGCACGCTAAATCAGGAGCGTGTAATACAGGAGTGTTTAGGAATAAACAAAGAGCAAAAGCTTAGACATTAAAAAACCCCCCCTGGATTTCTCCAGAGGGGGTTTTTAGTAAGTGGAAATTAGAAGCTAATTTCGCTTTCTGTTACTGGGAACTGAGCAGCGTTTGCTGCGAGATCGAAATCTGAAAATTCACTAACAACCTTAGTGGCTTCTTGGTGGGTGTAGCCAAATGTGGTTAGGTCATCAATGATTCCCTCGTTCATTTCGGTGATTGTATTGCTGATGAGTGTTTCTAATGTTTTGTTCATATTCTGAATGATACTTTCTTTTTTTGTGATTTGCAACCTTTTGTCACAAATTTCTTGTTTTTTTTTAATTTATACTTTATAATGGATCATAGTGAATATTATTACGTATAGAGGATACCATGAAAGACCTAGTTATTATCAACCCAGAAGAATATTTTCTGGAAATTTCTTCTTTAAAAAAACATCCTAATTTCAAAAAAGCAAAGACCGACAAAATGGATGAAGAGATAATAAAAGAGGTCGCCCCAAAAAGAAATGGCAAGGGTAATTCATACCAACATACTAACACTTCTTTCAGAGAAGATCTCGGCATGACACTGAGGTCTAACTGGGAAGCTAACTTTGCAAGGATACTTAACGCATACAAAATAAAATTTGAGTTTGAACCTACTGTATTTCCTTTTCCAATTCAAAAACGGAACGAAAGCGTATACTCCAGATTTTTTTATCAATAAAGATGATTCATGGATAGAACTAAAGGGTTATCTTGATGATAAAAGCAAGATAAAGATAAAAAGATTTAAAAGGTATTATAGAAAAGAATTCGACAAGTTAACTTTTATAATTAGCAAGTATTCAACTAACGCTAAAGAATTTGCCATGGAACTAGAAATTCCTCAAGTCATATTCTATGAAGACATCAGAAAAATTTATTCTAACAAAATTATTAATTGGGAAGGAAAATAATGGCAGCTTATAAGGAGCAGTATTATAACTTAGAAGAACAAGAAATGCAGGATCTGATAGCTAAGGCTAAAGGTCGGAAGTCAGAAAGCACAACTGGAGCTTCTGCAGGTTTTTAATAACTTTTTAACTAAGTATACAACAATGTTATATCACGGAAAATACAACATCAATGACTACGACATAAGAAGATTTATTTCTTTATTTATTAAAGATTCCTACGTAAGGTTTGCCCTTATGAAGAATCAACTTAATTCTGGTGGATACAAGCATGTAAACGAGTGCATTCGACGGAATAACTTACATGGCCAAGAGATATGGCGATGAAGAAGACGTACGTCAAACAGTTGATATGACATTTTTTCAATGCATTACCAGATATCAAAGAAAAGATTCCGAAAAAGGACCAATTCCCTTCAGTGGATTTCTTTACAGTTATTTTTTCTATCTATTAAAAAAGAACGTAGATACACTTCTCATCGATCAGTTAGGAAGAAAAACATTCCCATTATTAGACGATGAAGCTAATGAGGATGATCAAGACAGTTCAGCACCGGGATTCAAAGCTCCCCCACAAGAAAATGACATAGAAGATGCATTGGTTACAGAAGATGTAAATGAGCTATGGGTATTAGGGGAAACATGTGCAGCACCTTTTAATGAACTAACGGTTCAAGAGAGGCAACTTCTTAAATGGAGATATATCGACAATCTAAGGTCAAGCGAAATAAGCAAGAAGATAACAGAACATCCGAATACGGTTAGGGAACATTTATCCAAGATAAGAGCAAAGATCAAGGATATTGTGATAAAATCTAATCTAGAAGATATTATGTATCTCTTCAAGGCAAAAGAAGGTAAAAATGAACCTGCAATCAATGCAGAAATTGAATGATCTTTTAGCAGAATTTATAGATCCACAAATTAAAGAAGTCATAGAAGCTTACGCATCTGGCAATAAGAATGGGGATTATTTCATTACTATTCCAGATATGGATTCAATTGATCTCACGCTATCAGAGTTAAGCTCATTAGTTGCTAGAAGCTCCAATGTGTACGGTCGAGTAGCTCGCTTCGCAGGAATGGCTAGAGCTCAATACAAGCTCATTGAGGGCCGTTACAAGAAGGTCTACAAGGCCAATAGGGTGGGCAAGAACGAGGCTGAGAGAGAAGCTAACGCTCTTGAGGCAGCTGATAGTGAATACATGGCTCTGGTGACCTCTGAAGCCATCGTAAACCTAGCAGAGTCAATGGAGTCAGCTGCTAGAATCTCCTCGGAATCAACTAGAAAGCTCTTAGACAAAGCTCAATCTATGCAAATAGCATCCTCTAGGGAATCTAAAGGATATTACTCTGAATCTGACTTTAGCACCTACTAGGAGAATCCATGTATATTGCTCATTATAAATCCGTTCAAACTAAAGAAGAGTTTTATTCAGAGAAAAAGGGAGATTTAAATTTCCCAATGCAAGTAGAACTTTCTGGTCAAAGATTTCTTTTAAACTCTACTTATATTGCTAGCTCCCCTTCTCAAGAAGATAACATAGTGAAGATGGCAAAAAAATATAATATTAAATACAACGTTAAAATTAGCTAAGGTTGTTAAGTGATTATAGAAGTTTTTTGCGATGGAGCATCAAGAGGACAAGGGCAAAAAAAAATAGGAGAAGCTGCTTGCGCAACGACTATCTATAGAAATAGAAAAAAGATTGCACAGTTTGCTAGGGGTCTTGGCTCAAGGAGTAATAACGAAGCTGAATACGAAGCCGTAATAGCTGGTCTATTAATTTGTTCCATGGGTGATTTATTGAATCCTGTAATCTACACAGACTCAGCTGTGGTAGCTAATCAAATCAACGGAAAATGGAAATGCAGGAACGATTCCTTATTGCCCTTGTTAATGACCGTTGAAGATATAAGAGATGAATTTAATTTCAAAGTTGTACAAGTTGAAAGATCATTTGTATGGGAACCCGATGCTCTTGCTAATGAATTTTTAGATACTTTAGAAAAAAGAAAAACGCCCAAAACAAAAGATGATGTGATATAATCTTGCTTATGATTAACCAATACATAAGACATCAAGACCACCCAATAATTATAGGGTTAGCCGGTAGAGCTGGAAGCGGTAAGACCTCAGTTGCTGAGAGTATTGTGCCAAAAGGGTCTCTGGAAACAAATAAGTACGGATTAAAATGGGATCACATCTTTTATGCGATTCCTCTTTATGAATTAGCATCTGCTAAAAAACTCATACAAGGGAATAATGAAGCATCTAGAAGAATGTATGCAATTCATGAGGTTCTATATGAAATATTTGGAGGATCTCCAATAGGCAATGTTCCACACTACCAGGATTTAACTAAAATGGTAGAGCAAGTGTTCTCTATGCCAATAGAGCCAGAGGGCATTAAGCCTAGATCCTTCCTTCAAAAAGCTGGAGACATATGTAGGGACTTTGATCCTAATTGTTTCGTTAATTGGGGAATAAGAAAAAGCTATCAAATATATAAATCAAACATCAAGTCGTTTTTTGCTGAATCTAAAGATAATGAAGATGCATTAGTCCCACAAGTAGTAATTCTTGTATCCGATGTTCGCTTTGTAAATGAAGCAGAAGCTATTCTCAAGCAACCAAACGGAATAGTTATTTGTTTTGATGCTTCTCAAGAAACATTAGACGAAAGATTAATGAAAAGAGATGGTAGACTTATGGATGAAGCTCAAGCTTCTCACAAGTCAGAACAATATATTGAAGAGATAAAGAAGATAGCTACACTGGTAATCAACACCGATAATATGAACGTTGAACAACAAACACTCGAAACACTAAAGCAAATAGGAATTAAAGAGGAAGTAAATGCCTAAGATATCAAAATCAGCCCAGGAGCAATCCACAGACGCACCACTAGACCAGGCAGTGAGTGCATTGGCCGGAGAGGTTACTATCAGTACGAACCCCGTTTTTATATGCGGAGTTAATAGAAAGGTTAATATAGGAAATTTTGAGAACGTTGACGTTTACGCAGCGATCTCCCTACCCCTTTCTGAAATGTCTTTAGATGATAAGGAAGCCCTATCGGAAGCTGTAAAAGAAGCAGCTGCCTATGGATTCGGTCTTGTTTCTAGAGAAACTGGCGAAAGATATCAGCTAATTAAAGATACACAACAAGCTAAATAATTTTGTCAAAAAACTTGCATATTTAAATAATATGATATAGACTATAGTCTGAATTAATTCAAAATAAAGTTAACTAAACGAGGTAATCATGATTAAGAAATTAGCAAAGAAAGTAACTGGTCTTCTTTTAAAGTTTAAGAAGAGCAAACCTTCAAATGTACAGGATTCAGTTATTAATTCAATAATTGATACAGTAGTTGAAGATGTCCAGGAAATTGCAGAAGTAGCAGATGTTGCAGCTGAAAAAGTTGTCAAGACTGCTGTTGAAGAGGGCAAAAAAGTAGTTGATGAAGCTAAAAAGAAGGCTCCTAAACCAGCTGCTAAGAAGCCCGCAGCATCTGCACCAGTTAAGGGATCGCAGAATCCAAAAGGCAGACCTAAGAAGTCAATGTAAGTTATTCCAAATAAAGTTCCCCTTATATTCTATATATAGGGGGAATTTTTTTGTTTTTACATTACTATACTTAGATGTCTAGCAGTATATTTTTGGGATTTTTATGGCTAAGAAAAAAGAACTTTTTATAGGTGGTTTCCCAAAAATGGGAACTACTAATTTTAGAGGAATTTTACAGCCTACTCCTAAAGTTACTAAAACGAGTATAACCAAATTTAAAGGAAAAAAAACAAATGGCAGCAAAAAAAGTATCAACAAAAAGTGATTCAAGCAAGAATCCTAATAAAGACTTCCAAACAGGTATGCTATGGCTGAACATAAATCCTGAACCAAAAAAAGGTTCTGGAGTTTCTAAAAAAACATCTGTTCCAAAAAAAGCTTCTAAGAAGAAGTAATCCCTAGTGGATTCCGCAATTTTAGTTTCTTTAATAGCTGCAATTGGCGCTATATTAGCTGCCTTGGTACAAAAGGGAAGAAAAGAAAATAAAGACGACCATAATGTCGTTGCAAGTTTGCTTGTAAATGTTAAAGATGATATTATACATTTACATAAAAAAATTGATCATTTAGATGATCAAGTTGACAAGGTCGACGATAAGATAGATGTACATCTCAAATCTCATCGTGGAAAATAATACTAGTATTAATACAAGGAGAAAATAAAATGGCAAAGAAAATGTCAGCAAAAGGTGGAAAAGGTCTTTCAGCACCGGATCCAACCGCAAGCGCAGGTCAAGCAAAGATGGGCGTTCGTCCTATCAAGAATATCAAAGGCAAGAACATTGAAAAGAAGGGCCCATCAGCCCCTAAGCCAGCAGCATCTGCTGGTCAAATGAGCATTGCAAAGCGCCCAATTAAGAATACCAAGGGCAAGATTATCGGTTAATAGCATTTGTGCTATAATATAAAATGTGGGTGAGGGTGGTACTATGATGGTATCACCCTTACTTATTTACTTTGGAAGGAATTAAAATGGCAGAGAAAAAAAATTGGATCCAGGGAGCAATCAAACGCCCAGGAGCATTTACTGCTAAAGCCAAAAAAGCTAATAAATCCGTAGCTGGCATGGCGTCAGCAGTTACAAAAAATCCATCAAAATATAGTAAGTTAACCGTACAGCAAGCAAATCTTGCTAAGACTCTTAAAAAAATCAATAAAAAAGGAAAATAAAATGGCTTTCATGAAGAAGAACACAGCTAAAGTTACAGCTAAAAATGTAAATAAAGTTGATAATACACTGCGTAACGCAGGTAAGAAAAAAGTCGACAATACAACAGACGGTGCAAAGTCAGTTCCAGATGTAAAAAAATGGACCGCATCAAAATCAAAACCTGAAACATTTTCTTCAAATAAGAAGATGAAGAAGCCTAGTAAGTAAGAGGTATTATAATGAAAGCTAAAAAAGCATCAAGTTCTTTGGCCAAAAAGGCGGCAAAGGGTTTAAAAGCAATTCCGGCAGCTCAAAAAAAACTTCCACCATTCCTTCGAATGGGAGTAAAGAAAAAGTAAAATTGGCATACGGTAAGAAGTATTTTGGAACTTACCAAAGTTAATATAAGGAAATATTATGACAAAATCACCAGCGTGGCAAACAAAAGCAGGAAAAAACCCTAAAGGTGGATTAAACGCCAAGGGTAGAGCTTCCGCTAAAAAAGAGGGTATGAATCTTAAGGCTCCAGTAAAAGCTGGAGACAACCCAAGACGTGCATCATTTTTAGCTAGAATGGGCGGAATGCCAGGTCCAGAAAAAGATAAAAACGGCAAACCCACAAGATTGTTACTATCATTGAATGCTTGGGGTGCCAGTTCAAAAGAAGACGCTAAGAAAAAAGCTGCTGGTATCTCAAAGAGAAATAATTCAAAAGGTAAATAAAATGGCAAAAGATAAACAAGTTTGGGATACTCCAAATCCTAAATCAAAATCAAAAAAACTTGCACCTAAAGCAAAAGCTTCGGCTAAAGCAATGGCGAAAGCTGCAGGAAGACCATATCCAAATCTTATAGACAATATGAGAGCAACAAAAAAGAAGAAGTAGATGTCAAAAGAGACAGGCGATTCCTTCAGTGGCTTTATGCCAATGATAGATCAAATACAAATAACAAAAGAAGCAACAATGCTTAACACAGAAGGTGAGCTCGTAAAAGCGCATACATTTAACGTTAAGGCAAGAGATGGATCAGATTACGTTTTCAGTATTGATAACTACGATCTGATGCGTCTTTCTTTTTTGATAATGAAAGTTTTAAACCAGGATTAACATGCAATATGTAACGTTCTTCACACTTGTTGTTATGATGTACGTTTCTTTTCTTTGGAAAAAGTAATGGCGGAGAGGGTGGGATTCGAACCCACGGAAGGCTTTTAAGACCTTCAACATCTTAGCAGGATGCCCCATTCGACCTAGCTCTGGCACCTCTCCCTGTGTTATAATTGTACCACAATATAACAGAAGAGAGACATATGAGCGAAACAGTTTGGACTTGGCTCCTATTTCTAATGGAAATAGTTGGAGTAAGTGGATCATATTTGATCGGGAATAAAAAGTGGCAGGGACACCTTGTAGTAGCTCTTCATTCATTTCCTTGGTTTATATATTCTATAGTATTTAATAAACCGGGGTTTATAGCCATGTGGGCCATGTGGCAGTATGTTCATATTCGTAATATGTTTAAATGGAGAAGTGAAAGTGTCAAATAAAAGAGTATCAGTTGTATTAACTAGTTATAATAATCCAAAATATTTGCGTAGAGCTATAGAATCAGTTATTAATCAAACGTATGATAACTTTGAGCTGATAATAGCTGACGACAATTCTTCTGAAGAAACTTTAAATATCAGTAAAGAGTATGCTAATCATTCAAATATAATTTTATTTAATTCAAATGTTAAAGAAGAAGATAGATTAAAGACAGCTAGATATGCTACCCAAATAAACACTGGAGTAAGAAGTTTTTCTACTGGTGAATATCTTATGTATTTAGCAGATGACGATTATTTCTATCCAACTATGTTAGAAAAGATGATGTCGTATGTAGATAAAACTGGACATGATATTGTTTTTTGCGCACAGCATGTAAAAGATACCGATGACAATATCGATGGTGGTGGAATAGATGGTAGAGGAGTCAGATTCTTCAATGAACCACTATCACGAGGTGCAGATAAACTAGATCACAACCAAGTGATGACAAGCCGTGCATCGTATGATGCAGTAGATGGATGGAATGATGAAGCTTGGTGTTGGTCTGGAGCAGACGCAGCTTTTTATGATAGACTAGAAAAAGCTGGATATATTTTCTATCCAATAGATACTAATGAACCACTTCAAGCTAAAATGTACAGAGAACATTCTGTTCAATGGAATATGGCCAATGGACTAACTCCAGTTGGAAATGAGGATATAAATGTCAACTAATTTTTGGGCAGTTGGGATGGCTAAAGATGAGGGTGATATTATTGATCACACAATGTATCATTTTGCTGCAAACGGTGCTGCAGGAATTATAATTGCAGATAATCTTTCAAAAGATGATACTAGAAAAAAAATGGAAGAAGCTAAAGCTAATATAGCAAAGTATAATCCAAACATTGAGGTTATAATTTTAGAAGATAACGTTGTAGCATACACTCAATCTGAAAAAATGACAAACCTTGCTTCCATGGCAAAAGCTCATGGAGCACAATGGATTATACCTTTTGATATTGATGAGATCTGGCATGCATATGACAAGACGCTGCAAGAAGCTTTTGAATTATTGGATCAAGATGGAGTAGATGCCTACAAAGTCTTATATACAAATCATTCAATTACAGAATTTGATGAACCTGCAATCTCTCCTTTTCACTCAATGCAATGGAAGTGGAATCTACCAACAAATCATAAGAGTTGTTTCAAATTTAGAGATAACGATAACTTTGTAAGAATCTCAAATGGAAATCATTTTGTGCAACATAATGGTTGGGACATTGGTTCTAATATAAAGACTGTATTAGATGATTATGGTCATGATAAAATTGTTTTTGGTCCTAAATTAATAGAGATTAGACATTTTCAATGGAGATCAATAGATCATTTTATGAAAAAAATACTCAATGCATATGAATCATGCAAGGCACTTGGTGAAGGAGCTGATCTATATAACGGTGCAGCCTGGGAAGAACATTTTAAGATATATGAATCAGATGGCCTAGAAGGTTTAGTGAGCTTTTATGAAAAAAATATATTAGTAACCGGAGATACTGGAATACTTATACATGATCCAGCTCCAATAAAGGAGTTATCAATATGAACAAAATATCATTAGTTGTAATTACAGACGGAAGACAGTCTTGTATAGAGCAGACTATAGACCGATTTAATGAAGTAATTAATTATAGTTTTTTTGAAAAATTAATTATCAATGACTCTGGAGACCCAAGATATCATGATTTTTTGGTTAATAGATTTCCGGAGTTTAATGTAGTATCACATGAACAAAGAAGAGGTTTGGCTGGAGCTGTACAATCAGCTTGGTCTTCTGTAAATCCAGAGATAGATTACGTTTTTCATTTAGAGGATGATTTTCTATTTAATAAATCAATAGACATAGCACACATGTCTTTCTTATTGAAAACAAATCCACAGCTTGTTCAAATGGCATTAGTCCGTGCTTCAGTTAATCCCCCAGAGGAAGAAGTTGGTGGATTCGTATTCCAGCACCTTGAAGACTACTCTCAAAAAGAAGATTACTTTCAACATGGTCGATTATTTACTTTGAACCCCTGTTTATATCCTATGTCTACGGTTAAGATGGGTTGGCCAGATCACGGCGGTGAATCTGAGTTTACAACAAAAGTTCATTCCATAGATAAAGATTATAGATTTGGTTTTTATGGAAACATATACGACGAACCACTAGTAACCCACATAGGTGGAAGAAGAAGTGAAGGTTGGTTCCTTTAGTGGATCTTATAATTATTCGGAGCTGGTGGTCACTCTAAGGATCTAGAATACTTAGCTTCTTCTGACAAGTATGAATACTGGAATGTCATAGGACATCTAGATGATGATCCATCGGTAAATAATGGTAACCTACTAGGTGATGTGTCATTTGTGCATTTTTTATTAGATAAATATCCAAATTTAAAATACACCATAGCTATTAATTCCTCTAGAATAAGAAGATATATAGAATCAAACATAAGAAGACTTGATCGAGCAGCAAATCTCATACATGAAACAGCTGTAATTGGAACCCAGTGTCAACACAAAAACGGACTGACTATGGGCCCATATTCAGTTTTAACCACTAGAGTAAACCTTGGTGCACATGTTCATGTGAATACAGCTGCATCTATTAATCAGTCAAGTACAATAGCAGATTATTGCACCGTAAGTCCTGGAGCTAGAATTTGTGGAGATGTCAATGTCGGAGAAGCTACTTCTATAGGGGCTGGTAGTGTTATAATTAACTTTAAAAATGTAGGATCAAACTGCACACTGGGGGCAGGAACAGTCGTCATAGATCACATATCAGATAACGCTACTGTTGTTGGAGTTCCAGGTAGAGAGATCAAAAGATTCGGTGAATACATTTAGTCGTTACTATTACTAACACGATAGTATATAAGGAGAATAATTAAAATGGCAAGAAAATACACTGGAAATACAGACGGCAATTCGGGCAAAGCACTTGAGGGAACGCAGAAGCTTCTTGAGCTTTGTGGCAAAAGATGGGGCTTTACGAATTTGGGGATTTGGGCAAACCGCTCGATGAAAAATCCTAAAGCTGTTGCTGGTGACCCAAAGTGGCTTAGCGTTCATGCAACTGGTCGTGCAGTAGACATGGGTTATACAGACCGTAAGAAAGCACTTGAGGCATGGGACTGGTTCCTCGAACACAGTGCAGCTTTGGGGATAGAAGAACTTCATGACTATGCATTTGATGCAAATGTAAAAGATAAAACTCTTGGCTGGGGTCGTGGATTTCGCTGCTCAAGAGGCGAAGGAGTTGCTGGGGTAAAAGTTTACGATGCAAATGACAATGCCGGGTCACAAGGCGGGCATTGGTTGCATTGTGAACTCTCTCCAGAGATGGCAAAAGATGCTGCTAAGTTTGAAGCAGCTTGGCGTGCACTTCCAAAACCAGGTGCATGATTAAACTTATATTTTGTTTAGCGATAGTCTTATCAATGTTTGCATTTCCGCTAGCGTTGATAAGAATTATCTTTGATGGCATTAAAGACTCTGATCCAGACATCGAAATAGATTAAATAACACTACTATTAAATCTATATATATAGATAGGACTTACTAACATGAACTTAACACACGCCGTTATTGAACTTAGCGATATTACTCAGACTTTACTAAGCGATGATGGAGATAATCTATATTACAATGTAGATTTAACAATCCAAAATATAGACCAAGATGCTAATGTATATATTGGTGTAGATGGTGTTTCTCCTTCTTCTTTTGGAGTTTTATTGTATCCTGGATCAACTACTGCTTTTGGAAAACTTTCAGAAGATGACAAGATTTATGCCTTATCAGATGTAAATGGTTCAAAAGTGGCTATATTTAGATCAAGCTCTATTAGCAAAGCGATAAAGTAAAATGGCTGTTTCATTTGGAAGTGGTAGATTTGGCGGAGGCGGCGTCAAGGGGCCCAAAGGCGATCCTGGTAATTCTATTAACTTTAAGCCAGCTGTAGGAACTGTAGCTGCACTTAATGTATTAACTGGAATGATGGAAGATGATGCCCGTGTGGTAAATGAAAACGGTCATGTTTACATCTATAATGGACTTGCTTGGATAGATGGTGGTCAGTTTCTTGGCCCAACAGGACCTACAGGACCAACTGGCCCGACTGCTGGAACAGCAAATCAAGTTATTTATAAAGATGGATCCAATACTCCTACTGGTTCCGCCAACTTAACATTTGATGGAACAAACCTAAGTGTTAATGGAAATATTAAAGCGATGAATTCAACAGGTAATGAAGGCGGAGAAATTTTCTTAAACAAAGCAGCTGCCAATACAACCATCGATGGGGTGGTTATTGATGTTTATCAAAACCGTCTACGTATTTTTGAAGCTGGCGGAACTTCTCGCGGTGCATACATTGATTTAACTACTGCAACTGCTAACGTAGCAACAAACCTTCTCTCTGGTGGCCCAACTGGACCCAGTGGTCCTACAGGTCCAGCTGGGGCAGCAAGTACGGTCCCTGGCCCAACAGGTCCGACTGGCCCGGCAGGTGCTACTGGCCCAACAGGTGCTACTGGCCCAACAGGTGCTACTGGCCCAACAGGTGCGA